GAAAAATATTAAACGCAATGAATGAAAAGAAACCTTGTAGAGTCATGGGGGTAACCGCCACGCCTTATCGCATGGGACAAGGTTATATCTATGGTGACAAGCTAGATCATTTCTTTAGAGAGGTAGCCTATCAAATTTCCATCCCACAATTGGTTCAAGATGGTTATCTCTCGCGACTTTCTGCGTTTGCTGTTGACAACAAGGCAGTCATTGATGCCAGTGGTATTAGGCTCAAGTTTAAAGGGGGCGATTATCGCGAGGGCGAGTTGGAAAAATTAGCTTTACACGAACCGCTCATGCTTGATATTTTTAACGACTGGATGGATAAGGCCTACTTAAAAGGTAGAACCGCTACGGTTTTCTTTTGTGTGTCGGTTCTTCATGCAGAAACAATGTGTTTGTTCCTCAAGGAACGAGGCATTAATGCTGAAGTTGTTACCGGCACCACCCACACAAAAGAAAGGGAGCGCATCCTGCACGACTTCGAGATAGGCAATATCAACGCCCTATGTAATGTAGGCGTGTTGACCGAAGGCTGGGATGCGCCCCGAACCGATTGCCTGGCGCTGTTAAGACCGACACAAAGTCTTGGACTCTATGTCCAAATGTGCGGCCGTGGCATGCGACAGTATCCGGGCAAGGACAATTGTTTAATGCTGGATTATGGCGAGAACATGCAACGACACGGTTGTTTGGATGAGGCCATACCCGAAGACGAGGGTGCCCAAGCCAAGATCAAAGTGTGCGACAGTTGTTTCGCAGTGAACCCCAGATCGTTTAAAGATTGTCGTGAATGCGGTGACGCCTTTCCTGAACCGCAAGCCTTTCATTTTCAACCTGAGAGAAAAGCACCCGGTCTAGCCAAAAGCGGTTCAGCTGGTGAAGGCTATGTGTTATCGGATGAGAAGAAGGACAAGGTAGAAAACATTTTTAATGTGAGCCGAGTGTCCGCCCATCCCATGACTTCAAAGGGCGGTAACTTTTATTGTAAGGTGGTGTTTGAGTGTGAGGATCTGTTTAACCAGTATCAATTGCCTCTCATGTTCGGCCATCCCAAGGCAGACCAGTTTGCCAAATCCAGATGGAAGCGCATTACCATGGATTTGTTTCCACCCAAGACCGTTAGCGAGGCGGTTGAGCTGATCAATAAGAAGGGTGCCTTTAATCATATCGACGGCATCCTCACCAAGAAGGAAGGCAAGTACGAGAACATCAAAGTAATTTATGCAGGAGAAAGGAGAATAACGCTATGAACATATTAGAAGAGTTTGATAAAGCAGAACAACAAGGACAAAAGCATCGTATGCACATGGGCATGAGCATCATTGGGGATAACCCACGCAAGCTATGGCTTATGTTCAGATGGTCTTTCCCGATGATTGACAACAGCAGAATACTGCGCCTGTTTGATCTGGGCAATCGCATTGAGGACCAGGTGGTTGATGCACTAAAGAAAAGCTCGATTAATGTATCGGCTGTGGATAAGGACGGCAAACAATATCGCTGTTCCCACTTGGCCGGACATTTGGGTGGCTCCACGGACGGTGTTGTTAAGAATGTTGATCCGGAGAATCCTGAAGAAGTGATGCTCCTGGAAGTCAAATCGGCCAATAAAAATAGATTCAATGAGCTGCAACAAGGAGAGAGCTACGAACAATGGTCTTCCAACTACGCGGTTCAAATCCAATGTTATATGGCTTCATTTAACTTGAAGCGCACTTTGGTGGTTGTGTATAACAAAAATGATTCATCGCTTTATACGGAGATTATAGATGCCAGAGAGGGTGTTTTGGAAAAGATGAAGAAAAAAGCCCGTGAAATTATTGCTGCAACAGAACCGCCGGAGTCTCCTTACTCATCAACCGATTATCGAATTAAGAAATTTATGTCGGCAAAAGAACAGGCCATTTATAATTTAGAACAATTACCGGACGATGTTAATTGCCGTAACTGTAAACACAGCGAGCCGGTACTGGAGGGTGATGGCGGCTGGCGGTGTAATAAATTTAATAAAGCCATTGATGAGGAAACACAGCGACAAGGTTGCGATGATCACATTTGGCTACCCGCCCTAGTTAATCTTCCCATTGAAAGCAAAGGCGAGGATGATATAACTTATATGAAGGGAGGTAAATCAATAACCAATGCCCCGAAAAATAAAACAGGCATGAACGTTTTCACGAGCACTGAAATGAGAGAGCTGTCTAAATCTTATTACGACCCTGAGTTAATTAAAAAACTGATGAGGTTCCGGGAAGAGTTCGGCGTTGATACCAGACTAGAAGAGTTGACCAGAGATGGCTGAACCCAATGAAGAACAAATATTTTTACCTGAAAAGTTTGATTGCCCAACCTTGATTAGTTTCAGTGGTGGCAGAACATCAGGCTATATGCTCTATAAAATATTGGAGTCTTATGACTGGGTACTCCCCGATGATGTGCATGTGACTTTTGCTAACACCGGCAAGGAGATGCCTCAAACATTGGATTTTATTAATGACTGTGAAACCAACTGGAATGTTAAGGTACATTGGCTAGAGCTTGAGGTGTTTGAAGAGCGGCCTATTTATCGCACCAAAGAAGTGACTTATCAAACTGCATCCAGAAACGGCGAGCCATTTGAAGCGTTAATACAGAGGAAGAAAATGTTGCCCAATGTGGTAGCCAGGTTGTGCACCATCAAAATGAAGATTGAAGTGATGAATCGGTTTATGAGAGCCAAAGGGTATAAAGAGTGGGCGAACGTGGTTGGTCTGAGATACGACGAGCCGAGCCGTGTTGCCAAACAAAGAAAACAAAACGAGTCAGGGAAGAACAAGTGGACTTCATTGGTGCCACTTTATGACAACAAGATCATGGTTCAAGATGTTGCCCGGTTCTGGGAAAACCATGAGTTTGACTTAAAACTTCCAAACCATAGCGGTAAAACTCAAGCAGGTAATTGCGATCTGTGTTTTCTCAAAGGCACGAGGACTCTTTTGAATCTTATTAAAGAGCGACCTGATCTGGCTGATTGGTGGATCGAACAAGAACAAAAAATAGAGAAGTTAAACAAAGGTACAAAATACGAAAACAAGAAGGTCAGCACCGCAACCTTCAATAAGTCACGAAGTTATACCGACTTAGTTGAAATGGCACGACTTGATGCAAAACAAATATCACTATTCGATGACGATGCCAGGAGTTGTTTCTGCCATGACTGACAAGAACGACCCCGTCAATCACCCGGCTCATTACACGAAAGGGACCATTGAGGCGCTCGACGCCATTGCGTCAGCTCTGAGCGGATCCGAGTTTGTCGGCTACCTCAAGGGGCAAATCTTTAAATACATGTGGCGTGCCCCGCATAAGAACAAAGCGCTTGAGGATTATAAGAAGGCGCGATTCTATCTGGACATGCTAATTTCCAGAGAGGAGGCAAAAAACCTTAGAGATGTTCCACGTGAACCATAATGTTCCACGTGGAACGTTGAGTTATTAAATGGTTATGCCATCAATCCCCATATGAATCCATCTTCTGGGTTCGCCCAACAATCCCTATCCATAAGATCATTTTCTAAAATGTACTTTAGGTGTTGGGTTGCTTCTTTCTTTTTGAACCACCACTTAGCCTCTGGCGTGCCATTTCGACCATCGCAAAGATATGAATCGCCTTTAGCTATGTGATACGTTCTATCGCCACCATACAATTCTTTCTCAAGCCTGTAATCCCCCCAACGGTAAACATTGACTTCATATGTACCACCTGTTGGCTCTCTCTCCTTGAATCTACCTTTTGCTCTTCCGAGACAAAGTATAGGTCGTTCAACCACTTCTTTCTTAGACCATTTGATTTCTTCTTTCATTGTTATCTCCTTTAATTAAAATGAGATTGGATTCTACAATGATTTTCTACTTTGTGTCAACTAAATCATAACACCACAAAAAAACGAGGGTTCTTCACGATCTCAATTGTAACGTCTGGGTACAGCGCTTCGACCAGCTTCTTCTTTAGCTTAAACACGGCCGTCTCCACACCTTTCACATCTTCCACCACTTCCTTGCCGTTCTTTAACGTGTAACGAAAGTCTGAGATGTAGGTGCATATTTTCTTGCCATTGACTTCACAGGGAAACTTCGGCTGCAATTCCAGGTTGGTCAACTGCCCGGCCTTCTCCATGAGTTTTAGCTGTTTGTATCTGGCGGCTTCGAGCTTGCTATCAAATTTATGGCCATCGTATTCAACACGGATCGCGCCGTACTTGCTTCTGCGTCGACGCACTATCGAATGCCCAATAATTTCTCAAGTTCTTTCTGGCGTAACAATACCGCTGCTGAACCCTGAGGGTCTTGCTTCGCTTTTTGTATTGTTGTTGTTCTTTTTGGCTGAACCGGAGGAACAAATGGGCTGCCTTGGAAAGATACTGTAGGCAATGTAGGCTTAATCTGTTCAACAAACGATTGTCTAAGCTGTTGTTCTGGGAATATTCCACCCTTATCTAGCACTTTTTGAATTTGATAAGCGGACGGATAATAAGGAATGAACGTTCGGTTCATGATCATTTCTGGGTTAGAAATCTTTGTTCCCTTCAACACTTCATAGATTTCGTTTTCATCGGCACCCAATGATTTGGCATCCTCTACTGCCATAGACAAATCTTTCATGGCTTGAAACCTAGCCTCGTTGGTTCTCATTAAGGCCTTAACATGATCTTCTGGATTAAGAATGTTTGGGTTGTTGGTTGCCGAAGTGTAATACGATACTGCTTCTCGCATTTGTTCTTTGGCGTCAAACGCTCTGAATCTAAGCGTTCTTTCAATGGTGGGCTTAATGGTTTTCAGTCCAGTAAATGATTCAGCCAACTGACCATAAATATTTGGCTTAATGCTAGATGCTGATAATTCTTTTTCACTGATACCAAGAGATGCTAGAGTTGCTCTTGGTAAATCTCTAAGAAACACAGGACCTAAATCACCCACTTCACCAGGCTTTATCTTAAAAGGAATGATTGGCGGTGCAAATAAATTAAAGACATGCGCCATTGATTTTCCAGCCCTTTCTCCATAACCATCTGTTGAATTATAAATAGGGCGTGCCGATCCAGAGGCATAAGTGACGTTTCTTAAAACATCCAACACTCCAGAAGTTGCAATAGACTCTCCGACAAAAGGCTCAAGATATTCTCTCAACGCTCCAGGTGTTTGTTCTGAGCCGATAAAAGCTTGCCACATAACCTCGTGTAACTTATCACCTCTTGTCTCGCCATTTTGCACCGCATTAAAAACAGCCGATATGGGCGTTCTTAGATATTCGTAAGGATTGGTATAAGTGTAGTTGTAAAACTCTACGATGTTGCCGTTCTCGTCGGTTCTAATAGGAATAAGATCAGCATTCTTTTCCCAAGGCGCTGCAAAACTTCTCTTATAGGCTTGGACTTGCTCATCATCTGCACCCGTCATGTATTTACCAAACTCGTAGGTCGCTTTAGGAATGCCGTACATCACCGCCATGTTACCCATCAATCGACGCATACCAACTTCTGCTAACTCTGGGACGCCGCTGGCAATTTCATCAATTGCTCTTGATGTTGAGTTAAAGGAAGTTCTCACGGTTTCAGCAGGAAAGGCAATGAAATTACCAAACGGTGTTCGTCGCAACGACTGGATGAATTGTGGTACTTTTGAATAATTAGGCACCGTGTTTCGTACCACATCAGCACCAATATCTTCGATGATTTCGTTTTTTATTTTATCATCAAGCTTTGACCAAACACCTT